TTTCGCAAAGAATAACCAAAGACACCAATTGACATTCTTAACCCATCCCTAACTTCTTTTAACATCTCAGGGCGGTAGTTATCAGCAAGCTCCGTGTAATCTAGTTTATCCACTAAGAATAGTCTGGCAACATCATTAGCTTGATTTTTGAATACCTTATAAATCTTATTAGAAAGCTTAGCCTCCAGAGGTAGTTTTAACTCGTTAATTTCTTTTGCTTTCATCAAAATAAGTATTGGCTAATTGTTTTATTTTGTCTTCGCTATATTCTTTTTGTTGTAAAAGTAGATTAATAAAAAAGCTTTTTTCGTTCGTGATATTGTCGCCAGTGTAATTGTCTGTTGCGATTGGCACTAGGTTATTAGCTCTGTAGATTAAATCTCCATTATCGGCGGTTTCGTAGCCTATTAAAGCCCTTAGCTCGTTTAGTGATAAACTGTTTAGCTGTTGGTAAGTTAGTGCGGATTGTATATTTCTGCTTTCAATTGCTTTGATTTTTGCAGTATTAACTGTCAATTTATAATTTGTTTCACCAAGAATTGGTAAAAGTTTTAAGTTTAGAAAATCAAATAAATCTTTCGCAATTGGTAGAATACAATTATCATACAAAGCAACCTGAGCGGAAGAGTAGTTAGAGTAAGTCATATTATCTTCGTTTATCAAAGGAAGCGGAATTTTTAAACATTTACTAATTTGGTTTTCAGTGCTTTTTTTTAGCATCCCGAAGTCCATATCCTTAATATTTTCGCTAATTTTTTCGACGGTTGCATCTCCAGTTAAGGCAAAAGGCTTGCCAGAATTACTAGCCCCTGCTATTTGTTGCATTGTATCTTTAACACCCTGTATTTGGTCGCCTGTTAGTGCATTCTTAATCAAGAATAACAATGAAGGTCTGCAACCATTCTTGATTGTGGCATTGTTATGAACCGAAGCCGTGATATATTGACTAATTTCTAACTGTGCCGACATTAACAAAGAAATACCTAGTTGTTGGTCAATAGTGGTTAAGTTGTTATTCTTAAAATGTAACAAAATGTGGTTACCGTCTTTACTTTGATAATTTTTATTTGTTGCATTATAGATATATTCTTGATAAAATTGACTATTGCTACCGTTTGGAGTGTAAGATATTGTCTGGGCTTTACCTTCAATATTAACATCGCTAAGGGTGATATTCTGTGGTTTTAACAATATTAATTCATAAGCTGAACTCATCTTATTAACATCGATAAAAGCATTTCCTGTCACTACATAATACAGTATTAATTCTTTTAAGAACCTAGAAAATGTTTGATCGCCGTTAGGAGAGGCTAGTTTTGTAATAATGTCTGCATCGTGATTAAATTGGTTTTTCTTATCAATAGTTGTGATTGGTAAATTAGAAATGTTATCAGCAATAATATTAACAGCAACAGCAACAGGATTGCAATGGTAATAGGCATCGGTAAATACCCGCACAGCTTCGTTGTAATTGCTTGTAAAGTTATAAGTATTGTCAAAGCCGTTGCCAATTGCATAATTGCAACTTTTATTCTCTTTTTTTTTAAAAATATTAAACATTTTAATAATTGATTATTCCAAAACCAACTTTTTTCTTGATCCTGTTTGTTAATGAATAGCGGAGTGCATCGATATAGTGATTGTATTTATCTACAATGATCGGCAACACCTCGCCCGTAGTCTTATCTACCTTATAGCAGTATAAACTAAATTCGTCAATCAAATTTTTGCACCGTGGATGAATATTTATCTGTTTATAGCCTCGCAAATGCTCGATACCGTCTTCTACACTGCCTTTCCACTTGTCGCAAGGGTAGATATTATAGCCATCTGTCATTTTAATATGGTTAATAGTTTCAGGTCTTGAGCTATCGCCATAAATTAACCACTTCTTGCTTTCTGGTATTTTATCGATGTATTTATATAAGTCAATAGTGGGTATATGCACCCCGCCAGCCTCGTAATCAATAAATAACTCACTGTCAACAATAAAACATCTCAGCACTGCGAAGGCATCGCTACTAAAGCCAAAATCGACACCAAAAAAGAACCTATTGTCTTGTATCTTATCAATACTTGGAGTTTCAAATTCTTTTATCTTGTATTTACCTTTAAAAATAAGGGCATCGCTAAGTTGTTTTACTTCACCCAGCCATTTGTTTTGATATAGCTCGGGATTATGCTCTCTGTCGTAAAGCATCTCGTTTTTAATAGGGCTTTTATCAAAATAGGGGTTATCGTAGTAATTGACCTTAACAGCAATAGTATCTGGCAGGGGATTTTCGACAAACATTTTGTAGGTCGGATCGTTTTTATCGTTCGGGTTAAAGCTTACCCAGATCTCGCTTCCCTCGTTTCTTATCGTTGGAGTTAGAAAATTCCAGCTTTCACTTGAAACCTTCTCGGCTTCTTCTACCCAGCAAATATCAATTCCGCTCGTAGACTTGATTTGCAAGGGATCGTTGCTAATTCCTTTGAATATAAACTCGCTACCATTAACAGTTTTAATCGATGATTTGGTAATTGTAAAATAAGAATGAAGTTCGTAAAAATTAATAATGTCGCTAAAGATTTTATGGACGGAGTCAGTAATGCTAGATTGATACTCCCTAGCACAGAGTATTCTAATAGCTTTTTTATCAAAAATGTTTTTAGGGTTTAATGCTAGTATTAACAAGGCTCTGGCAATGTTCTCACTCTTGCCACCACCACGGCCGCCGTAGGCTACTTTGAATCTTGATTTTTCTTTTAACAAAAATTGAAACTTGGTTGGGATTTTTATTTGCATTATAAGTTTTACTTATATTATTTTGTTAAAAAAAAGATAAAACCCCGTGTTTTTCGCTACTAATATAAGTTTTTTTTATATTAATCAACTTCATCGGTAAAAACAACTTCAATTTTTACATCTTGTTTTATTGGTTCGCCATCTTCGCCAGTGATTTCTTGACGGAGGCTAAATTCATCTTTTGCCTTCCTTTCTGCATACCATTTTGCGGTGGAAACATCGCCTTCGTTAAGGGCTTTATTGATGACGAGTATTGATTTTATTAGTGGTTTTTGCTGTAAAGTCTTGCATTGCTCGGAAAATTTAGGGTGTTTTTTGCAATATGCAAAATAAGTATCTTGATTTATATCTGCCCAAATACAAGCATTACGAACACTAAAACCTTGAGCGAAGCCCTCTTTTAATTTTCCGATTGTGGCTTCTGTCATAATGGTTGGTCTGCCTACTGGTTCGTGTAAATGTTTTGGCTTCTTTTTAGTCATTCTTTTCTATAAATTCGTTTTTGCAATCTTCGCCATTTCTAGTGATTTTCAGGCTAGGGTCTAGCTTAATCATTCGTCTTATAATTACATCGCAATATTTAGGATCTAGCTCCATACCGTAGCATTTTCTTTTTAGTTGGTGTGATGCTACCATTGTTGAGCCACTTCCAGAAAACAAATCAACTATTAGTTTGTCTTGTTTATGATTTTTTAAAGCTCTTGATGCAAGTTCTATTGGTTTTTGTGTTGGATGTTGGTATTTACTATCTTTTTTAACTTCCCATAAATCACTTTCATTATTTATACCTTCATCTAATTTTCCATTAAATAAACAAAATTCGTGTTGATGTCTGTATCCTCTACCTAATCCAAAAACATTTTTTGCCCAAACAATGCATGCTTTAAAATCTAATTTTTTTTGAAGTATTCCATAAAATTTCCAATTGCACCAAACATAGTAATTATTTGGTTTTAATATCTCTAAAATAGCAACAAATCCGTCAATCAAATCTTCAAATTCATTTTCTGGCAAATCATCGTTTTCGATCACTTCAAATTTTCCACTTCTCCCATTAAATGCAACATTGTAAGGCGGATCTGTAAATACCATATCAGCTTTCTCTCCATTCATCAACTTTGCAACTGTATCGCTACAAGTTGAGTCTCCGCATAATAATTTATGATCGCCAATCTCGTAAAGGTCGCCTAAAACCGTAATAGGCTCGGCTGGTGGCTCTCCATCAAAATCATCTTCTTTAGCTTGTAATTCTTCAACCTCAATATTCATATCAGGAACTTCAAGTCCCCAGTCGTTTATCTCTTCTAATTCAAAATTATTTGCCAATATATTAAAATCCCACTCACCAGTGTTTGCATTCAATCTAATGTTAAGCTCTTTTTCATCTTGAATAGACAAATTAACTAACACACAATCTACTTCTTTATAGCCTAGTTTTTTTAACTCTCTTACTCTAAAATGTCCACCAACAATAATGTTTTTTCTATCTTCATTTTCATTGACAATAATAGGCTCAACCACTCCAAATTTTTCAAGACTTTCTTTTAGTTTAGTCTCTTGTTTTTGTGTTGACTGACGAGGGTTGTATTCAGCAGGTTTTAAGTCTTTTATTAGTCTTTTTTCTATTTTCATATTAGTTAATTAATTCAACTTTATAATTACAGGCAATTTTACTTTGACTAGAAAGTGCTCTATAAATAGATGTTTTTGATATTCCTAATTTACTTGATAATAATAAATTAATTGACTCAAAATTAAAAATCTCTGTGGTTTTAATATTTGTTAATTTTATTGCTTTTGATAGTTTATGCAATTTTCCAACTTTACCAAGCATTGCATTTTTACGATTTAAAACTCTATAAGAATGTAAAATATTTTCACTATTATTACACCATTCTAAATTATTTAAATTATTATTTAGTCTATTACCATCTTTATGATTAACTTGATTTTTATTTTCAATTTTTTCTAAAAATGCTTCTGCTACTAATCTATGAACTCTTTTTGTTTTAAATTTTTTATTTCCTAAATAGAGACTAACTACATAACAGCCAGTTTGATGTAAAATTAATTTTTTAATTTTATTACATTCTTTGTAGCCATAATTTATATCATATTCTAATATTGACCTAACATTCCCAAGATTAGAGATTTGATATCTATCTTCATATCCAACAACATTTCGCCATTCTTCAATCAAGCCGTCTTGATTAATATTAATCGGTTGCATGAAGCCAATCGAGTTAATCGAATTTTCAAGATCCTTCATTCCTTTTTCAGTAAATTGCCGAGGGTTTTTAGGGTGAGGTTTTAAATCAGCTAATTTTCTTTTTTCTACTTTCCAAGTGATTCTTTTCATAACATTTTTTTAACTTTTTCTAGCAACTCAATTTGAGTGCCGTGTATTGATTCCCAAGTTTTAACTCCTTGATGAATTGCAACTCCTTTTTCTCCGCCTCTATGGCATAAAAAACATAATGGCAAGGTATCGTAATGGCTTGCTTTTTTGCCGAAGCCTCTTTTCGT